TAAGCATTTATTTCACCTGCCCATTTCGTAAGATCGGGAATTATGCTTAAGATTTCCTCGATTTCATTATCTGTAAGCAGGGGTGGCATCTTAAACTCCAGCTGTGCCAGTTTCAGTTTTTCTTCAGCTCTTGCACGACATCTTATAGATGCTCTGCAGAATGTACACCAAGGACCGGGGATAAATTCACCTTCACCTTCATAGGCTTTTTTAGCCTTAGGTTTTAGTTCTTTTTCCGCCCATTCTTTCAGTTCATCTACTGGAACGGTCCATGTGCTCACATTCTCTCTTCTTGGCTGAAAAATGGTCATTGAAACTTCTTTGATATCATAAAGACTGTCATAGATTTCAAGAGCGCCAAGAGCATATAACTTCATCTGAGGGTTGTCCTGTGCGTCAACAAGTACGCCTCTTCCATATTTAAAATCAATAATATGCAGCTTGTCATCTGATATGATTACACAGTCTCCTGTTCCAAATCCCTCAGGAACATAGCAAGAAAAATCAAGTCGCTTTTCTATAAGAACGATTGGATCTGTACAGGACTTTCTTGCCAGTTCCACCTGCTCTATGATGAAGGAAACGTAGTCATCTGTGCATTTCTCCATCTCATCACAGTCGTATTCAGATGTAGGCCTCTTACTACTAATGCGCAGGGCATTTTTTAGTTTGTGCTCTGAAAGCTCATGTGCTGCTGTACCTTCTTTTGCCGCTTGACCACTTGTGTTTTCAAATTCAAGTTCAAGCCTTGCAGATGGTAAGCAACGAAGCCATCTATGTGATGAAGATGCGGATAGTATTGCGTGATTACCCATTACCAAGAACCTCCGCAGCTTTCAAAATGTCAGCATAGAATTTCTTATCAACAGCACTTAGCTTATCAGCACCGTATTTCTTGATAATATCCCGCACTTCACCAGTAAAGCCACTTTGACTCTTTTCAGCAAGGACCACCCTTACTTCTTCAAGTGAAATCTCCGGCTCTTTAGGCTTTTCTGATTTTACTGTAGGTTCTTCAGGCTCAGTCACTACATCACAAATAGCTTGTATGCTATCTGCAAGGGCCCTCATATCCTCTACCACGTCAAGCAGCAACTTTGTTTTACTCAATATCTTCTCCTCCTTTCATAGTCTCACAAATGGCAAGTTCCTCAATACGATCTCCGGGAACCAGAATTGTCACTCGCTGTTTATCTCCAAGGAGAAAACGTAAGATGCGCTCCCTCACGGTGACATTACGGCAAGTGAGAATCCCATCTGTTTGTTGTTCTTTTGAAACACTGATTTTTAACTTGTGTTTCATTTACATCACCTCTTTCTGAAGGGCCAATCTTTTCTCCCCTCTATCTAGTAGCCACAGGAGAAGTGAAAATCTGACGGTTTTTAGAAATAAAAAAATACCCTCAGAAGTTTTTTAAACATCCAAGGGCATAGTGATTACTTATTCAATTTTGATAAAGGCATCTTTAAAGCCTGCAGCTTTAGCCTTAGCTAGCATAGCCTCAGCATTTGATTTAACACTATAAGCTCCAATCTGAACCCGGTAGAGTTTCTTAGACCCTGAAGCTGTTGAAGTTAATAGTTTTTTAACGTCAGCTCTAAAAGTATCCATACTCTTACCATGTCTGGAAAACCAGTGGCCGGGGTCAGCATGATTACTGGCTATTTTCTTTTGATATCCTTCATAGTGGCCAATAATGTCTTTTTCAGTTAGATCATAGAGCTTACAAAGGTAAGCACAAAGTTCTGTGGCTTCTTTGTAGACTGAGTTGAAATAAGAAGCATCTGCCAGATTGTCTTCGCAAATCTCAAAGCCTATATGACTATTATTTGCTGTGCCCCCTGCATGCCAGCCTCTATGATTCCAGGGCAAGGTTTGATACGTGGCGATGGATCCATTCTTTAGCCTACCGATGAAAGCATGAACACAAACCCGTCTGCCACTTGGTCTATACTGGTTCCAGTGATTGTTGTATTTATTTTCACCAAGGAGACCATCATCCGGCCCTACATACCTGCGAAGATATGGATTGTTGGCCCCGGTGCTGTGGACCATTATGCCTCTTGGTTTAATTTTTCTACCCGCCTTATAGCATTCATTTTTTGTAAGAATAAGTTTTTTAAGGTTCATTATTTTTCCCTCCTATAAGGTGGCGGTTGTCACTTAGTACCATCCTTATCACCTCCGTCTTTTAGCTGTTCAAGAATCTCTTTAAGTTTCTCTGGTACAGGAAGTCCGATTCTTGTTGAATTCTCTATAATGCTAATTCCCTCATTGGATAGATAGAAGAAGATAACAGCGGTTCTTATGACTCCACCATCTCCAATAATGTTCTGATCAATAATATGAGCAATGCCTACCAATGAAAAAATAACAACTTTCTTAAAGATGCCCTGAGCACCAACATCACTGGAAAGATGCTTTTCCAAAATGGCACACATCACTCCAAGAATATAGTCAATCACCACAAAGGCGATCAGGGCATATAAAAATCCATCGTAACCTCCGAGAAACCAGCCAAGCCAACCACCAATGGCGGCAAAGACCATTTGAATAAAAGTCCAAATATCTCTCATGTAATTTCCTCTCTTTCATAAATATTTGTATATAAAAAGACGCCCAGTCAAAGGCATCATAATCTGATAGAAGTAAGCTTCAATTAGTAAGGTGCATAGTAAACATAGCCGCTGGCCTTGGCATAGAACCCATCCCCAGGAATGTACATGGCACCATCAAAAGTATCATACTGACTGGTGGTGAAGCCTGGCTGCTCAACACCCTCCCAATAGAGTCCGTCATTGGAGACGCACAGCATACTCTCTTTAAGAAGTGCAAACTTCCCCCAGTCCTCCATCCAGATGATATTTCTTGGATTTGGGATGTTGTTGTTGGCAAGATCTCCTACCCAGGAAAGATTGGTCTCTGTAATCTGGGTGGCATCATCGTTCATCACGCAGAGCTTCACATAGTAGGTATATTCGCCGCCAACATTGGTATAATTGAACTTCATCACAAACAGGACGTCATTAACGGACCTAATAAACATATACCGGGTGTCATTTAGATCTTCTGCAATCGTAGTAGTCCAAAGTCCTGGACTTGAAGTGCTAGCCCGTGCTATGGATTTATCGCCACCAACCACACCTACAAAGTTTCCTTTATGGGTAGTCAGGTATTTAAAGATTGGTACCGAAGTCCCGTCAGATCCAACTAAGGTCCATGCAGTTCTTTCCTCAAGGGAGTCGAAGCTGTAATAGACGGGTGATTTGTAGTACCACCAGCTGACGATACCTGAGCCTCTACCCATATCATAGGCACCACAGGTCATGGCGTTATAGGCACCAGGACAGTATCCAGCATTGTGCCATGTAATGCCATCAAAGGAAGCGATAACATTGGCAAGGCCCACAATCTTAGCAATAAAAACACCATTTGCTGCATAGAGAATCTCCGGTTGACCATAGCTCCACCAAGGAACGCTGACAACGGTCCACTGCTTTGTGGACTTGTTCCAGTAAGACATATAAGGTGTCTTAGCGTAATAAACTGCGATTTGTGCGTTGCCATTATCATAGACATTAATCTGCTTCTCACTACCATATTGGGTGTAGCCAAAGTCGTTATAGTACTTCTTGGACCAGCTTAAGGTTGGAATGGTAAAGAGAACTTCACCACGTCCTCCAAAGGCTGTCCAAATGGCAAGGGTATTATTAAAAATATGATCATAGCTCATTGATTCAGCCCTCCTTATACTTTCGTTACGCTGGTGATTCTTCCACCGCTATCCACACTGTAGTTATATGTTGCTGTTGTTCCGTCTGCATATTCAATATAAAAACTCATCATATCCACCGTTAACGTGGACACTTCCTTTAATAGTAATTCTGAAAAAATGTTATCAAGACTGATGCTTGTGATCCTCCCACCGCTGTCTGTGGTGTACTGGTACTGGGCATGGTACTGGTGGGTATCGCCCTTTTCCACGGTATAGGTCACATCAATGGTGGTATCCGTGACTACTAAATCAGAAACGATAGTATAGGACACCCCCAGGTCGTTCACCTGTGTTTGAATTTCATCCACTGAGCTTCCTACATTGTTCAGCGAACTCTCTATTCGATAAAAGGTGTCTGAAATGCTGGGTCTATATCTCCCGACTTCAACACGAATGTTGTAGCGGTAAAAAGGATTGTATTCCAATGAGATGATCCTGGTCTTAACATTAATACCTAAGGGGTAGAAGATGATGTGCACATTATCGCCCACAGCAAGATCCATCAGCTTGAAAAAGGAAATATCATAAGATGAAGCATTCTCCCTGGAATCATGAGAGACCGCCACATTAGTAACATTCTTTGAACCCATCACAGGAATATAGTCAATGGTCCCCCTGTGACTTCGGATGTTGATGTTATAGCCATTGTACTCAATCTCTCCACCAAGGATGGCGATGTACTGCATAAGGGCAGCCCTTCTTGAAACCTTCTGGTTTATTTTCATGGTGATGCTTTCTGTAAAATCAACTACTCCTGCAGTAAAGGGAGTCCCAGCAAGAAGCTGAGACAATCCCATAGCCGGATCTCCCGTAAAGTCAAATTCTGTGATATTGTACATCTCGTGGTTGAGCAGATAGGAAACATGCTCACAGAGAACAGAACAGGTAGGGAGACTCCCTTGAATTGATTTCCCAATCTGCACAATTTCAAAATACTGATTATCCAGTTTAGCTATCTGCTTTGTTTTTAGAGCCAATGAAGACCTTGCCATAACATTAAATGATAGGGTGAATTCACCATCAAGTGTTTCTCTCAAATTGGAGCTGATGACTTTCTGAATGGACTGAATCAAAGTTGCACCTGAGTATATTTCAATCAAGGAAACGCCTCCTTTCTGTTAACTTCCTGCCACACCAAGATTTCTAACAGTGACGGTATTCTGGTTCCACTGAAGCTGTGCAATAACGCGAGTTAAGATATTGCCATCAATGGTAAGAGGGATGGTTACATCAAAGACAGCGCCTTCAGAACCACCAAGGCTTCCAGTGACCTGAGAGTTTAGGTCCAAATCAAAGTCTGTTGGAATTGCTCCCTCAATATCTTTTTCAACACCACTCATGGCGTCTGTAAATCCCTCGCCAATACCTTCACTCATGTTGGCACCAATGCCAGCAAAAACTTTTGAAGGAGAACGGATACCAAGAACCCCTTTAACGCCTTTAACAATGCCACTGACCATGCTGTCGACTTTTCCTTTCAGCCAGCCAATCATGGAGGAGATACCATCCCATAATCCTTTGGCCATGTTTCGTCCCACATCCATCATGGATGGAATAGCCCGGCCAAGACCAGTGACAATTGCTGTAATTATCTGTGGAAGCTGCGCAACGAGCTGAGGAACAGCACGGATAAGTCCTGCTGCCAGCTGAATGGTCAGCTGCACACCCATTTCAATAATCTTCGGTAGATTACTTGTGATGAAGGTAATGATGCTGTTAATGATTTGGGGGAGCGCCTGAATCAAGGAAGGTAGAGAGTTTAAAAGTCCTTGTGCCAGTCCACTGATGATCTGAAAAGCTGCATCAAGCACCAAATCCAGGTTATTGATTAAGGTTGTGGCAATAAGAATCACTGCTTCTACAATGGATGGGATAAGCTCCGGCAGCGCCTCTCCAAGTCCAGTAGCAAGGGTCACGATCATGACAAGAGCCGCTTCAACCAGAGCCGGTAGATTGGTGATGATTCCGTCTACCAGGGCTAGAATCAGTTGAAGTGCACCATCTGTGATCTGAGGTAAGGCTTCAATTAAACCACCTACAAGTGTCATGATGATGTTAGTGGCTGCTTCAATCAGAGTAGGCAGGTTATTCAAAATCCCATCGACAAGAGCAAGAATAAGATCCGGAGCTACTTCAGCAATGGCAGAAATAAGCCCTGTGACCACTTCCAAGATTTGTGGCAGGATAATCGAGATCTGCTCTACAGTCTGCCTGGCTCCTTCTTTTAACTGTTCTGCGGCACCTTCTTGTCCAGTAATCAGACCTGTTAAGCCATCAAGGACCATGGTAAAACCAGGAAGGAGCTGAGAAGTGATGTTGTTTTTCACACCTGCAAAAGAGCGGGTGAGATTATCCATGGCGTCGGTGTAGTTCACCGCAGCGTCCACAGATTCGTCACTCATTACCAGTCCAAGTTCACTGGCTTTGTTCTTTAAGGCATCGGTGCTTTCAGCGGTCTGGTTTAAAAGTGCCCCCAGCTCAACTGAAGATGTTCCAAGCAAGTCATTAGCAATGGCAGCTTTTTCACCTTCATCGGAGATACCTTGAAGGCCTTTAATGGTCATCTCAAAAACTTCTTCTCGGGATTTCCCTTGTAGGTCTGCCATGGAGATTCCTAATCTATCAAACTTCTCTGTAGCGGAGGAACTACCATTGATGGCATCGTCTACGGTGTTATTAAGTTTCTTCATTCCGTTTTCTAAGGATGAAATACTGGCACCATTTTGTGAAAGGACATAATCCCATTCTTGATATCCTTGCCTTGAAAGACCCAGTCTTTGACTCGCTTTATCGACTTCATCTCCTGCAGCTGCTGCATCATTTGACATGTCATATAGCTTCTTACCAGCACTAACCGCTGCGGTTCCAATGGCAGCCATAGCTACACCAATCCCAGCAGCCACGCCTTTCATAACTGAACCTAGCTTTTCAAACTTTCCGCCGGAATCATCTGCTACTTTAGCAGAATCTTTGATTTCATCTCCAAACTTGTCTGCTTCTTTACCAGCATCATCAAACCCATCACTGGCCGCATCAAGAGCCTTATTGTTATCATCCAGCTCTTTTCCCATTTTGTTTAGATCTGCATTTGCATTATTCAGCTGAATCTGCCAGGCTTTTGTTCGCTTATCATTTTCCCCAAAGGACTCCGCAGCATTCTTCAGAGCGGATTCAAGGGTGGATACTTTGCTTTTTTGAGCATCGATCTCTTTGTTTAAGACTTCATTTCTTGCAGTGATGGCCTTAATGGATTTGTCTTGCTTGTCAAACTGTGAAGTGACCAGGTTCATTTCAGAACCTAGCACCTTAAAATTTTGATTGATATCACGAAGAGCGCTCTTAAACTCCTTTTCACCCTCAACGCCAATTTTTACGCCGAAGTCCGACATACTCTCTCACCTCCTTTGGGGCATGAAAAATGACACCGTGAAAGGTGCCACTTTAAATGGTTTTTTTTATAAGAATTCCGGGATAATGTCATCGATGTAGTGGTCTTTCTTCGGTTTAGATATCCCGGTAAATTGCTTGTGGCATTCCCAAAGGTCCATCAAATAGCCAATAGGCATAAGCCACACTTCATCTTCAGATCGTCTCAGGTGGGCCGTACCAAAATAGATCAGTCGGGTAAAGAGTTCCTCACTACTTACCCGACCACCTCGTTTTTTGAGTCATCACTCTCCACATTTCTTTTCGTGCCTTTCATCATGCTGGCCATAATGGCATTTTTGTAATTAGCCAGATCAAAGGGAGTTGTGAGAAGTTCCACTTCATCTTCTGTGAGAAGCTCTTTTTTATCGTCTTTATTTCTAATGTTATGAATCAAAATAGACTGATTGGCTAGAAGCGTAATAAGCCAGACCACCTCATCGAGGACCATTTCAAAGTTCTCAGTTTTCATCAGCTTATCGCCTAAGTTTTCAAGACCACCATAGCGTCCAGCAATTGCCTTGGTTGCTTTGGTGGTCAGGATCATCTTAAATTCAGTGCCTCCTATATCAATGGTAGAGCTTCTGTCTTCGGAGGCTTCATCGAGTATTAATTTATCTTCTGCCATATTTATTTACCTCCCATTAGGATACCGTTACCGTGGCTACAGTTGTTATTACATCACTGGCTCCAACAAGGCTGAGAACACAATAGTAGTAATAGGTGTCTGCCAAAAGATCTGTTGGAATATCAAAGCTTGCCGATGTCTCACCGTTAATAGCTGTACCACCAGTAGAGCTGTCGATGGTATTTTCATACCACTGATAAGTCACCGGATCGCTGGTGTTAGATTCCGCCACCACAGAAAGGCTTCCTGTAATGCTGCCGGCGGTTACTTCAGTCAATGTAGCTGGCTGAGTTGTAATTGTAATGGTTGGTGTCACTGCTGTGAAATCTGGTTCATAGACAGAAGTAAACCAGCTCGTAATCGTTGATACCGCTACACCGTTGTCGCCTTCAGTGACTTCCGCTTTCCAGGGATGCTTGTTCTCGCCATCCAGTTTGTTTCTTCTAAAGACGGTTCCTTCTATGGTGGGACTGCTAAATGTGATAGAGTCACCTTTGGTAGCAAGGCTTGTAGCGGGAACGCTGAAGATGACCCTATAGAGCCAAAAATATCTGTATTTTCCGTTGGCCTTCTTGGCGCGAAACCCAATGGCCACTGGTGATCCGCCATCTTCACTTCTTGAAACCACCACATTGTTGCTGTCAATCTTACAGCCTGTTAAATCCTGTGCCACTAAAGAACCGATATCATCGATACCTAAGCTGAGAGCCCCACTCTTAAATTCCTTAATTACCTCAGATGCACCATCATCTGCATAGAGTATCGCTTCAATAAGCTCAATACTTAGTTCTGCAGTCATGGCCTTAGCCAGTACTTTAGGGGTTGCATAGGTTTCAATGCCGTTTTGATCTTCTGTGATCTTGGCATAATATAGAGAATCCAAACCAATCGTTGCCATTTATTCTTCCTCCGTTTCATATTCTTTCATTACGTCAATGGCGTAATGATGAAATTTGGTGTTGTGTTCATAACCAACATACTGTCTATCTGTTATGGTGATCCCTCCGGATTGAAGCGCTTTTGTCAGTTCTTTCTTGCGTTTCATGTAATTCTTCTTTGTAAAAAGGGAAAGCCTAGCCTCTGAAACAATCATATATGCCTCGTTGTCCGCAAAGAGATCTAGTCTATCTGACATGGGAGTGATAACCAGATATTCATCAGGCGGCGTATCAGAAAATACTCCGGTCTCCAGAGGAATGTTTAGAGGTCCTAGTATGTTGTTTAAATCTGCAAGTAAGCTCATAGCATTTCAATCTCCTTATCCAGTTCTGATTTCATGGTTTCAATGCATGCCTTCCGAGAAGCAGACTTCGCCGGCTTCAAGAAGGGTTTAGGTGGTTGACCTGATTTACCATATTCTAAGATATTTGCGATCTTTGCATTGGCATCGCCATCACCACGAGGTTCATTGAAACCGACCTTTATATTGAAATTTCCGTTCTTATCCAGCTTTGTAGGCGAGAGGCCCAATGAAGAAACCAGTTCACCGGTAGAACGACTTTTTTCTTTGGTTTCATTACCGATAACGCCTTTAAGGTTGGCTTTCACTTTATCCAGAACAACCTCGCCGCCAGCTTCTAAAACATTAGAGATGATTTCATCGGTTTTATCACCAAGTTTTGAGAGCTTCATCAGAAAGTCATCGGGCATTTTCATGGTTGCTTTAGCCACTTGGCACCACCTCCTTGGCCAGCACTTCAATGTACATCCCGCGGCCTTTCACATCCTCAACAGATGTGATTTCAAATCTTTTATCGCCATGAATGAGCACCATAGATGTCGTTATGGTCAATCCAGGGATATATCGAAAACGAAAA